CCTGTGCTAATTCTTCTGCTAACATTTGTGCTCTCCAACCTCTGTCACCACCGCCAGCCATAGGGCCAATCTGAACTCCTTCTTCCATTTGGAAATCATAAGGAGTTAGTACTTCTTCATCTTGTATATCTAATGTTTCTATTCCACCTGGTGCCATAGAAGCCATTGGTGAGTCAGGTCTTAAATCTCCTTTAAGTTTAATGTTTGGAGCGCCTGCTGTGAATTCTTCTGAAATATCTATATCTGTTATTGCCATAATTTTGTCTAAATTTTAGTTGTAAAGCAGGCATAGAAATCCTGAATATAGCAGTTTATTTGATTTTTTTAGTGTCGTCAACAGGTTTCGCAGGTCTTTCTCCCTGTCTCAAATCATCAAGAAACCTTCCACAATATTGGTATTCTCCAACATGAGTAATGTAATCAGTTATAAATAGATGAACCTTTCCCCCTAAGTTACGCCATCTTTGACAAAAACCAAAGTCTTCACCAAAATAACGTTTAGTTTCAGGCTCGTGTAACGTATCAAATAAATTATAAAAATTATCTTTTTTAACCTCTTTACCATTTATATTGGTAGGTTGAAATATTTCTAATTCAGGATGTGCTTTTATCAGATCGGTAATTACTTTTCGTTTAATTAACATACATCCCGTAGGAGCATGCGTAGCTTCCATTATACCTTTATCTACTATAATCTCTGATGTCTTCCCTAGCTTTATAGGGAAAGTATAACCAGCTTTAGCTAAATCATTTGCATCTGTAATAGCGTCGTATTTGTGGGTAAGTCTTCGCCAAGCTTTATCCCAACTAAATTGTTTCATTGGATAAGGACAGGATATAATATCTTTATCTGCCTCTAGCATTTTTTCTATGGTACTAAATTTAAAGTCAATATCCGAATCTATAAATAATAAATGAGTGTATTTATCCTCATGATTTAAAAATTCGGACACACATAAATTCCTACCTTGAGTAACTAATGAAGACTTCATTAAAGTAAAGCTTACTAACATATTTCGTTTCATACATTCTTGTTGCATTTTTAATACAGCTTGGCAGTAATGCATACTGACATCACTATGAACTGGAGTACATATCATTATTTTATGGGGCGAACGTCCTAAATTTATATTAGTAACCTTCGTATCTTTGTTAGCTTCTTTGGTTTCATTCTTAAACCATATTGGTTCATTTGGATACTGCATTTAATGCTCCTTTCAAAAATCTTTCCCAGGCTATTCCTTGTCTATTCCAATTGTAATAATGATTAGCATAGCTGGCTTGACAATCTAGATGATTAGTTATTTGATTTTGATGTAAAGTTTTAGAGGCTTCTTCAATACCATATGCAAATTTTTGTGCTAAACTTCTATAGTTTTTATCAACAGGAATATACATTGGAAACTCTGCCCCTGTTTCATATAAAGCTCCAAGATCAGTAGTGATACAATATAAGCCAGCCGCCATGCATTCTAATAAAGATATGCAAAAGGTCTCTTCGAATATACTTGGGTAAGCATACATATTATATTTATGGAGATTCTCTTTAATATACTCATTAGACTTATAGCCAATATAATTGACATTAGGTAACTGAGCTGCCTGATCATATAAAGGTTTATAGTGTTTATCATTTTGATCATAAAAGTCTTTGCCATAAACTTCTGTAGAAGAATAAACATCTAATTGAATTAATGGATTCTTAATTAATTGCATAGCTCCTAGTAAAATAGATAAACCTCTCCACGGAGTATTTTGATGAATTATTTTTATAGGGTTGTCCACTTCATAATGAGGGGCCTGTTTAATTTTATCTATACCATTTTTAATAATGACAGATTTTTCTGTAGGTATATCAAAAAACTGTCTAAATTTTTCATAGGTCCAATGGGAATTAAAAACATACCAATCATATTTTTTATGATTGTTTTTATCTTTGAACCATGGTGCCAGATTCGGTTGATCATAGGAATTTTTTTGCCAGAGAATATTCAACTTGGTTGGATGTAGTGGAATCTTTTCTGGTACAGATGTGGTAATTTGTACTTGATCTAATAATTTAGAATCAACATATTGTTTTAAGTAATCAAACTGTAGCTCTGTACCCCCTTTAGGAAATTCATTTATCATTAAATAGAACCTCCTAAAGAAAAGTTATAAGCCAAAGTAGAAAAGTTATAAGCCAAAGTAATTCTAGAGAAGTCATCTGTGTGAGATTCTACACAGTGGTCTAAATCAGATTTAAATATTACTAAATTATTTTCTTTTGGTTCAACAAAATAAGTCTTCCAAGTGTACGGGTTGTTAGGATTAAATTTAGGAATGTTTGGATTTTCTGGTAACGGATTTTTAAAATATGTTTTTGCAGAGTGCGTATTTGTTTTTAGATAATAGATAGCAGAAACTAAATAAAAATTATGATTATGCCAGTCTTGATAATCATCTTTATTATAAATATTAAACCAACCAATTGTTTTATCATCATCTATATTTTCAAAACCTAATTCATTAACAAATAATTTAACTTGTTTACTAATCCATAAGTTTAAATCGTAAAATTTTTTATCATCATAAATATTATATGTGTAAGAAGTATTAAAAACTTTTTTGTTTATCCAATGTTTGCCACCACTTTCTACTTTTTTAGATAATTTTTCACAATGATTTATTAAATTTGTATTGTCAAAAGAATTGTTCTCAACAATCTTTATGGGTGTTGAAAAAAGATTAATCACTCAACCTCTTCTTGTTGTTTAAAATTTATTATCCAATCACAATCTATGAATAATATATCAAGTTTTTTTTCCATTATTATTAACTAATACTTTCTGCATTATGTCTAAACCCTTAGGTGAAATTTGAACAGCTACATCTGTAACTATATCAGGGCCTTCTTTCGCTTCTTTATAAACTTCACCAGTTCTTGTATTTCTATACGTCGTTACAGTAGTACAATGAATTTTATGTATGTTATCCGTTTTCATTCTCTCTATTTATTAAAGCATAACTTATGGCACCTTGTATTTTATTGCTGCCTGTTGCTGCTTGCACAGTTATAGCATCACCTGCTTCTAAATTCAAGCCTTGAGGTGAGGCGTTTACTTGCGATTCAGCAGCTAAATCATCTCGAAAAAATTCATACTCAGTGCTTGAATCAGATGAATCAACTAAATTCATATGTACCAGAATAGATGATGATGCATCGTTATTTGCACAATATACACTTTTAACTATAATTACTCCATCAGTAGGACAAGTAAGCACCGTAGCTTTGTTTACATCAGCTTGTTTAAAACCTTGATTTTTATATTGTATAGTCATTATGATAAAAAATAATTAAAAGCATCCTGTTCATTTTTCATATCCTCTTGAAAAGAAAAATTTAATTGTTGTTTCATACTATCTAAGGATTCTAAAATCAACCTTTGGTTATTAACCTCATATTCTTCTTTAGGTTCGGGGATATAAATAGTAATTTTAGCCATTACCTTCTCCCATCTGCCTGTGCGTCTAATCTTAATGTTCCATATCGCCAAGTTTCCCCTGTGGAATCATTAGCAATATTAAGTGAAACCAATCTTCCTCTGGCTCTAGTATTTATTTTATCAGTAGTCGATGTAACTGTAAAAGGTCCTAAGGGAGAACTAACTGCAGTCGTATCAGGGTAGGAACTTATGTATAAAGTAATCTTAGCATTACCTGTTAATAATTTAAAATCAGGTAGAAATCTTCTAACGGACATAAAATATTCTCCATCCCCCCTATAATCCACCACACCTGTAGCTTGACCTAATGCACTTTTTCTTGTGGTAATATCATAATCTCCAGATCTAATATAAGCATTAATAGAAGTGGTCCCGGCACTATCTACTTGATCAGTTCCTTCTTCCTGAGAATAATACATCGTGGCTCCATATTTATTTGTAATTCCTAAAATAGATGGAAAGACTGGAGTTGCCGTTGAACTATACTCAGTTGCATAAGGATTACTAAAGACAGTGGCATCAATCCATGTAGTTCTACCTAATGAACTTGTAGTCCATAAATTTTCTGCATAATTAAAAGTAGCACATCTATCAATTTGATCACTACCCGATTTAGGGTAGAAAAAGTTTATCTCATTATATAAACCATTGTGGCCGGCGAATACTAATCGGTTTGCAGAATAGTTAAGTCCTAAATTATTTCCATTACTGTTAAACACAAAGTCTTCAACTAAGCATGGTAAATATTTAACTGTACCGTCATATTTATAAAACCCACCGGCATCACCCATCCAATAAACGGCTCCGTCCGCTGCAACGGCTGCATGTGGACCTATACATCCACAATTTGTTCCAGCTAACTTAACACTAAATGTGAAAGGCGGCCCTACAAACTGAACCACATAAGCGGCAGTATCTGTTAAAATTAAAAGATAATCTTTACCCGTAACCGCTGCTCTGATTACATTTCCATTATCTAATCTAAAAGTCCCGGCGGTATTAGTTGCCGTTGGAGCATAAGTATTTAAATCTTCTTGGTTAGAGAATCTTACAAACATTGGATCTTGAGTTGTGGGATCTCCAATAGTGGTTTCCGTTCCTAAATGAAATAAATGTCTATCTCTATCTGAAACTCTTGTCATAATAGAGGCAGTAGGATTATTAGTAGTGGTATAATCTGTTGTCGTTGTAGATGCTCGAATGGTTCGTGGATTGGTTGCACCTGCATTCCAGGTAAAGGTTTTACCATCTGCAATCGTAGCAACTAAAACTTGTCCATAGTTATCGAGACTCCAGTTTCCTGGATCCAGAACCACAGAACTTGTTGTTCTTGCAGTTCCCCATGTAGAATTACCCCACAGATATGTACCCCAACCATAACCAACGGTTTGAGTTGTAGGTCCAACCGTAATGTAAGGAGTAGCTGTTGCAGCACCAGCTGCTGTCATTCCAGCCCCTGTTTCTGTACTTGAGGCAGTAACTTCAAACCAGTCTCCACCTGTATCAACTGTTATAATTTCATAAATTTTTTCTAAATCAGCTGCACTATAATTAGAATCACCTGTAACTGTAACACTTGAAACCACAATATATTCCCCTTGAGTTAAACCATGAGAAGCTTTGTTAAATCTAACAGTCGTTGATCCATTGGTAGTAGTTAAAGTAAAGCCTGTGACAGCTGTATCTAGGGGAGTAATGTCATAAAAATCATCCCCATAAAAAAGAAATAATCCTTTATTGGTTCCAATAGCAGTGTATTTTTCTCCCGCTAAACTGGTAAAAGCATGTTGAGCTCTCGCAGCACCAGGGAGAGTTTCCTGGGAGGCACTTAATTGATTCCACCCACCTATTTTTTCTGGTAAGCCATATCTAAATCGAACAAAATCGCCATCTACCCATTGGCTTTCAGCCCCTGATTCAGTGGCCTGTTTGTTAAATCCGGGCTTGAAATTTAATTTCTGTAGCATAATATAGGTTATATAATAATTATTAGAATAATGAAAGAGCGAAAATAATGACAGATCCAGTGACAAAGACCGCTAGTATGAATAACTTTATTGCTACGTATGATGGTTATATTACTCCAGACGAATGTAAGAAAGCTATTCAATTATTTGATGGCAACGATAAGTTTAATAAAACATTGAATAGATTAGATTTTGAAAATACTCCCGTGACCTGGAAACAAGATCAACAATATTTTGCCCAGCCGGACAATTTCGAGTGTTGGCACGAGGAATTAAAGTCGATGATAGTGAATTTTGATCAGGCCTTAAATCATTATACCCGAACCACAGGGGTTCTAGAGGCTTTTGGGAGAGAGAAATTTTTTTATACAAATCTCAAGATTCAAAAGACTCTTCCTACAGAGGGTTATCATATTTGGCATGTAGAATATGGTGCAGATTATGAATGTAGAAAACGAGCTTTAGTCTTTGCTATATATTTAAATGATGTGGAAGAAGGTGGGGAAACAGAATTTTTACATTTTTCCAAAAGAGTAAAACCTAAACAAGGGAGAATAGTTATTTGGCCCGCTAGTTTTCCATATCTCCATAGAGGAAATCCTCCTTTAAGTGGAGAGAAGTATTTATTAACCTCATGGCTACATTTAGCATGAAACCAGTTCTATTAGATAATATATTTTCTCCAAGAGAGTTATTTTTTATGTATGCACAAATAACTGGTACCCCTCATTGGGCGCTTGATGGTGCATCCGGTAATGGTATTAGTGACTTTAGAAGAGGACCTATGTTAGAAGTAAAAAAAATAGAGGGAGAGGTTCTAAACTACCCTTTTTATCTTTATGGTCAATCCATCGTTTTTAGGATCGCTCACTTATTAGAACAGAAAAAAATAGGAATACCCACTAAGCTAATAAGAATGTGGTTTAATATCACGAACAGTGGGGAAAAAAGTCAGCATTGGTTACACACCGACCAAGAATGTTTTAAAACAAAATCAATCGTTTTATTTTTAACCCCTCTTTGGCAACCCGATTGGAGAGGATCTTTTTATATTGATGGGGAAGAATTTAAATTTAAACCTGGGAGTGCTGTAATTTTTGATGCAAATACATATCATCAAGGCGAAGATGTTATATCTCAAACCTATAATTGGCAGAGATTAACGGCTAATATTCTTGTTAAAGATTAGGGTGATGTATAAGAAGTAGGTCTTGAACCTTTTCTTGTTATTTGATCTGCTTCACTTTCAGTAGTTTCCGATCCGTCATCATTAGTTGTAATGATAACATCCGCATCCCAATCAGCTTGTAATTGAGCTAAGTGTGCTACATCCCATTTAGCTATGAATTGAGATCTAAAATCTCCTAAGGCAGATTCTGCCCAAGTTTTATTTCTTCCAAAAGTTCCTGGAATCATTTCTAC